TTGCTTATCATCTGCGGCACGGACAAACTGTATAGCCGCTTTATCGGTAGCCGTTTTGCCCCGATACGCTTAAATACATTTACTGCCCCGTTTACATCTTGCACGAAAGCGGACGGCTTTGTGCCGATTGTGGTATAGCCCTCACTTTTCTTGATCTTTACCATTACTTGCTTTGCCGTTCTTTTTGACGGCGGCTTTCTCGGTTTGACCTTGAAATGTATAAGGGCTATCGGTCTGCCCGCCGATATTGCAGATGCGGTCAATCGGCTTGGCGATGCTTTCTTTACGGAAAGGCTTTTCGCCACATCTGCCGACTTGACCTCGTAGGCGGCAACCGCCTCCCTACGCATATCGGTTTTCACCGTTGCAATAGTTCGGTTAAGTGCCGCCGACATAGCCTTTGGAGCAACTTTGGGAAAAGCGGATAACTCTACCGCGACCCGCTTTAATTCCTTTGTTTCAACGATAACCTCTGCCACGGGTATCACCCCCTATAAGCGAGTGTTATATCAAGCATTCCGTTTGTGTCGCCAACCTTTACAACCGTGCAAGGGTGTCTGTTAAACTCCTGTGCATCGTTTGCTTTGGGCAATTTTCCAAAAGCATCAAGCCAATCCTGTTTACTCACAAAATAGAATATATCGCCCACAAGCCCGTCAAGTTCTTGCAAATTACTCTGCCTTGTCAAGTGTTCGTTATCCACGACAATATCAAGCATTTTGCCGTTTATTCTTGCTGTGTCCGCGTATTCATCGGTGTTCAAAAATACCTTGCCAATGTCGCGGGCGATCATATCCTTAAACATTGTTCACGCCGCCTTAATCGCAAGCGGTGATAACGCCCCACGCATCAATATCGAAAGGTACGGGAACGGGCTTGGAGGTAACTTTCAGCCAAGAAATTTCCTCGTGATCGACGGCCTCATACTTCGGTACAAGTTCGCCCATATAGGTATTCTTAACGCCGTTCTCCTGTTGAGTAACAGCACCGTACTTGATAGAGAAGATGTTTCGGCAAGCGATAAGCACCTTGTTATCGGGAACAAAAGGCAGAGTCTTGTTGGTTTCCTCGTCAACGTAGGCCTCCGCGTAGTAGTACAGTTCAACGGCGGGCATCAAAAGTCTACCGATGTACTGCACCTGCGTGGTTTTCAGCGAGGGCTGAATAAAGCCGAAATCGTAACGGTGCATATCAAAGTATGCCTGTACCTGCTTGCTTGCAAGGAAGCCTTTCAATGCGGTCTTGCCAAGCACCACAATGTCGGGTCGTCTGCCCGTAGATTCGGCAATCTTGTCGGAAATCTCCTGCAAATCGTCAATAGGGGTAGAGGTCTCTGCGTTCTCAACCGTCCACTTCTTTGCCGCCGCTTCGATAAGGGTTGAAAGAGTGTGGCCGTAATCAAACTCAACCTCGTCATAGTTCTTGCTGTCGGTATGTACCTTTGCGACAAACTTGCCATTGAACAGAGATTGTGCGATCATCCACTCCTTACGGCGATCAACCATATCTTTCAACTCGCGCAAATCCTTTGCAAGCAGGTCTGCCGCGCGCTGTGCGGGGGTCTTACCCGAATACAGCATTTCACCCGCCAAACGCTGTTCAAGCGTTTCAACGGTAAGCACACGCTTGGGCTGAATCTTTTCGGGCTTGTAGTTCTTGGTCGTGATGGTGTTGCGCTCGACCTGCAAGCCGCCCTTGTACTTGGAAACAAACGGAGCCATTTTCTTCTTGCCCTTGACAAAATCAATGTCAATGCTCTCCGTCGGGAAAGTTTCGGGAGCAGAACAGAAAGTGTCAAGCAAGAAACTCTCGTTCGTGGGGATAATCTCGATTGCTCCGAGCATCGTTCTTGTTTTGTAAAGATCAACAATATTCATTCTTCATTCCTCCTTGATTTAGTATGCAAGTGCGGCCTCAACAAAGATGCCGTTCTTGCGGAGATCGTCGTAGTGAGTTTCCTCAACATAGCCGATCACGGCGTTTGCGTTGAAGTGACCCGACACGTAAACCATCGCGGTTGCGCCCGCAGTTGCATCAACATCGGCGCAAAGAATGCCGTAAGGGGTTGCACCACTCTCGATAGGCTCAAATACGCCGCCTGTCTCTCCGATCAGTTGGCCGCGCTTCAACTTGCCGCTTCCTACGGCAAGTTCAACGGTCTTTGTATGCACGGGGGTATTGCCCGATGCAAACAGTTCGTCAAGTTTCATAGTTCCGATAACTTCTACACTCATTTTTCTTACCTCCGTTTACTTTCTGCAATTTTGAGCCGCCGACTTAAGGAGATTCTTTGCTTCCTCGTCGTCATTTTCGTCTTTTGCATTTTCATCGTCTGCCTCGCCCTCAACCTTTTCGGTCTCCTCGGCATCGTTCTTTGCCGCGTTCATATAGCCGTTGCCAAGCATCTTTTCCTCCTTGAATGCCTTGACAATAACCTCGTCTGCGGTCATTTTGGTGTCGCCGTACTTTGCATTCTTAATCAAAGCACCGTCGATCTTTCCTGTGAGATCGTCGAGTGCCTTAATTCTGTTACGCTCCTCGGCAACCGCATTCTCCACGCCCTCGCTTCTCGCCTTGTTCTCGGCACTTGCCACAAGGTCGGGATATGCCTTTTTCAAATCTTCGTAGTTCTTGATTTCCATTGACTTGTTTCCCTCCTGTTTTTGATTGTTTTTATTTGCAAATGCCTCTTTCAAGGCTTTTGGCACATTGTGATAATCGCTTGCTACCGCCGATGCAACAAATGCGGTTTTAATCCTGTCAATCGTTGCTTCTCCCTCTGCTTCGGTGTCCCCGTTGCTAAAGAGGATTTCGTCTGCAAAGCCCTTTTCAACGGCTTCCTTTGCGGTAAACCAAGTTTCTTTATCCATAAGTTTTGAGCATTCCTTTTCGGGAAGCCCTGTTCTTGCCGCATACGCCTCAACAATTCCACTTTGGATTGTGTCAAGGGTATCTGCCATCTTCCGCATTTCGTCTGCGTTGTAGTAACCGCAAAGAACATTTGCGGGCTTGTGTATCATCATATAAGCACCGTTTGCGATGCAGATTTTACCGCAAGCAAGAGCCACACGCACGGCGGCAGAAGCACAAATACCGTCAATCTTGCAAGTAATGTGCTTTCCACCCTGCGCCGCTTCTTCAAGGGCTACCGCGATTGCATTTGCGGCAAACACATCACCGCCGTTAGAGTTGATGCGTACACAGATATTGTTGCTCTGCACCGCTTTGAATTCGCTTATAAACTGTTTCGGGGTTACATCATCTTCAAACCAACTTCTCGATGCAATATCACCGTAAAGTTGCAGTTCTGTTTCATCGTCATTCAAATTAACGAATTTCCAAAACTTTTTAATTTCGTTGGGCATTTCTATCCTCCTTTAACTCCTCGACTTGACTTTCAAGGTCTGTAATTTTTTGGTCGCTTTGCGCGGGGGCTTTATCCGTGGCAAGTGCAACAAGAGCGTTTCGCGCCTCGGTGAGTTTTTGATTTTCCCGCACGAGTTGTTCCACGTTGCTCTTGTAGTCGCCGCCGTTGAGTGCAACGGTTTCTTGCTCTCTCGTAGAGAAGCCCTCCTCTACGCGCATTTTTGCCGCCTGTACTTCCTTTGTCGGGTCAAGAACGGGAATTGTCGCGGTAGAGTTCCACTTGGCAGAACACCACGCCTTATGAATAAGGGGATCACCGAAAAATCCTTTTGCCTTAATTCGGCCTTTTGCAACGGCTTCCGCAAGGAACATTTCATAAACGGGTTGGCAGAAATCGTCTTGCAAATACGTGCGCCGCTTCTTGAACATTTCAGCCGCTTCAAGCAATGCCGCACGGCTTGCCGAGTAACTGGAATTAAAGGACTTTAACAATACCTCGTAAGGTATTTCCAACGCCGCGCCGATCTGCTTATACACGCTTACAATGAAGCCGTCATAATTCGGGTTTGGTCTTGTCGGGTTTGCTATGCTTACATCTTCGCCATCTTCAAGGGTGACGATAGCACCGTTACCAACTGCAAGTTCGTCTGCGGTTGATCTCTTGTGCGTGGGGGCTGTTTCCTCGTCGCCGCCAGTTGCCATACCATTAACCGCAAAGGGGTTAAGCATACCCGCGCCGAAAGGGTTTTGAGAACTTGCGCCGTTGCTCTTAACAAACACGGTGAACATTCCCGAAACAACCGCCGCCATAATCTCGGCATCGCTGTATCGTGT